TAATCAATTCCGTTATATTCCAACTAACGGTGACGTTGCTGGTCTTTGTGTCAGAACTTCAATCGAGGCATATCCTTGGTTCTCACCTGCTGGTCTCCAGAGAGGTATTCTGAACAACGCGATCAAACTGGCATTCAACCCAACTAAGAACCAAAGAGATCAACTCTACGGTGATAGAATCAACTCAATTATTACTCAGAGAGGTGCAGGCACTTTACTCTTCGGTGATAAGACAGCACTGGGTTATGCTTCAGCGTTTGACAGAATCAACGTCAGGAGACTGTTCCTCACAGTTGAACAGTCACTTGAAGGAGCTGCTAACACTCAACTCTTCGAACTAAATGATGCAAACACGAGAGCTAATTTCGTGAACATCGTCGAACCTTACCTCCGTGACGTTCAAGCGAAGAGAGGTCTCTATGACTTCCTCGTAGTTTGTGACGAAACAAACAACACACCTGATGTCATTGATAACAATGAGTTCAGAGCAGACATCTTCTTGAAACCAACCAAGTCTATCAACTTCGTCACCTTGACGTTCGTTGCTACTAGAACTGGTGTTGACTTCCAGGAAGTCGTTGGTACTGTTTGATATTTTATTAAATAACTACGGAGGATTAACCAATGGCAGACACAAAAACCCTTTCACAATTTAAGACGAGACTGGCGGGCGGAGGGGCCCGCCCCAATCTATTTGAAGTCTCAATTCCATCTTTCCCATCATCTATCATCGAGGCATGGGGAAGTGGTGAAACAGGAGAAAATGGCACTTTCAAGTTCCTTTGTAAAGCTGCTCAGCTCCCTGCTTCAAACACCAACTCATTTGAAGTCCCTTTTAGAGGAAGACAACTTAAAGTAGCTGGTGATAGAACGTTCGATGCATGGACAGTTAGAATCATCAATGATGAGGACTTCCAACTCAGAACTGCATTCGAAAGATGGGCAAACACCATCAGTAAGCTCGATGATGCAACTGGTGTTACTAATCCATCATCTTACATGACTGATGCATATGTAACTCAACTCGGTAGAGGTAATGAGAGGTTCTCTACTTCTAATAGTGGTGGTGAATCAGCAGTATTGAGAACTTACAAGTTCTTCGATATCTTCCCAACACAGGTTGGTGCAATTGAACTGAGTTACGATAACGGCGATCAGCTCGAAGAGTTTGATGTAACGTTCGACGTTCAGTACTTCACAATTGGTGAGTCTGATCAGAACTCTGGCGGTAACGCTGGAGAGTTCCTGATCCGATGATAAATAACTAGACAAGACAGTCTAGTATTTAAATATAATGGCCAGATTATTTGGTTTTTCAATTGAAGATAACGACAAGAATCCACCTGGCGTAGTTTCTCCGATCCCTCCTTCCAATCAGGATGGATCTGAGGCCTTCGCCAGTAGTGGATTTTTTGGTAGTTATAATTTAGATATCGAAGGTCTCTATAGAAACGAGACTGATTTGATTCGTAGATATAGGACAATGGCACTCTATCCAGAGTGTGATAGTGCGATCGAAGATATTGTAAACGAAGCAATTGTTGCCGATACTAACGATTCACCTGTACAGATTGAACTGTCGAATCTGAATGCAAGTGATAAGATTAAAAAGATAGTAAGAGAAGAGTTTAGATATATTTGTGAACTTCTTGACTTTGATAAGAAGGCTCATGAGATTTTCCGTAACTGGTATATTGACGGAAGACTTTACTATAATAAGGTCATCGACCAAAAGAATCCTCAGGATGGTATTCAAGAACTGAGATATATTGATGCATCGAAGATTAGATATGTCCGTAAACTCAAAAAACAAGATAAAACTGTTGGTAATGTAAGGGACGACTTTGGTCGCTCTGCAAATCCAACTGCATATAATTTCCCCGAAATCGAGGAATATTTCCTGTATACTCCTGATAATGGGACCGCTAGAGGTGGTTATGGAGGTAATCCACAGAAAGGAATCAAGATGACTCGTGATTCTGTCGCCTATTGTACCTCTGGTTTGGTGGATAGAAATAAAGGTTTGACTCTTTCATGGATGCATAAAGCAATCAAACCTCTCAATCAGTTGATGATGATTGAGGATTCACTCGTTATCTACAGACTTTCAAGAGCACCAGAACGTAGAATTTTCTATATTGATGTTGGTAATCTTCCTAAGGTAAAGGCAGAACAATACCTTCGTGATGTCATGATGCGTTATAGAAACAAGATGGTCTATGACGCAAACACTGGTGAGATGCGTGATGACAAGAAGTTTATGTCCATGATGGAAGACTTCTGGTTACCTCGTCGTGAAGGTGGTCGTGGTACTGAGATTACTACACTTCCAGGTGGTCAAAACCTTGGTGAAATTACTGATATCAATTATTTCCAGAGAAAACTCTATAGAGCTCTGAATGTACCTGAGACCAGAATCGAAGGTGAAGGTGGTTTCTCACTGGGTCGTTCTTCTGAAATCTTGAGAGATGAGATCAAGTTCTCCAAGTTTGTTGGAAGAATGAGAAAGAGATTCTCAGCAATGTTTAATGACATGTTGAAGACTCAACTTCTTCTCAAGAATGTTGTTACTCCCGAAGATTGGGAGTATATGGCAGATCATATTCAATATGACTTCTTGTATGACAATCACTTTGCCGAACTGAAGGAAGCAGAACTTACAACTGAGAGACTGAATCTTGCACAACTTGCAGAGCCTTATGTTGGTAAGTACTATTCTCAGGATTATGTAAGAAGAAACATTCTCAGACAAACTGATGAAGAAATTCTGGAACAAGATGAATTAATTGAAAAGGAGATCGAGAATGGTGTAATTCCTGATCCTAATGCAATGGTTGATCCAATGACTGGAGCACCTGCAGATCCAGGAATGGCACCAGCACCTGAAGCAACACCAGATGCAATGCAGGCACCAACATCACCTAAAGATCCCGAAGCACCAGGAACTCAGAACCCTCCAGGTGGTATCATCTAAATATTTGTTGTAGTAACATTTTTTGAAATGGACGAACTTATGGATATGCTCGTCAGTCCCGACGAGTCTTCATCACAAATTAGTGATAAAATTAAAGATATTCTTTTTGCCAAGAGTGCAGAAAAAATTGAAGCAAGCAGACCTAATGTCGCTGCTTCAATCTTCGATGGTCCCGAAGAAACTCAGCCTGAGGTAGAGGATTCTATTGAAGAGCCTGAAGAAGAGACCGAAGAATAATAAATAGATATTATATAAAACTATAATAAGAAGATGAGTGCGTTAAAACCAGTAGGTGTAAATACAACATTTACGACCAGCACTACCTCTGCGAGGTCAGTAGCAATCTCTCAACAATCAGATTCAATTCGAGTCGTTGCTGAGAGTGCAGGAGTTTTTGTTGCTATTGGAACTCTTCCTACGGCAACACATGACAATTTTTACGTGACCTCCACTGACCCAGAGGAAATCTCTATTGGTCCAGTCATGGCTCAAAGAGTTGTAGGTATCACCACTGGTACGACGACAACTATTGATTTTCCTGAAGGAACTGGTAGTCCTTTTGCTGTAGGAGATGCTGTTTCTCTGACGGTGAGTGGTCAATCAAACTTTGACTTTAGTCATAAGATTGTATCCAGTGTCAATAATTCCTCAGGAGTAGGTGGTTATTTCAGTACCAGGATCGTTGTTGATCACGATTCAAGTTCAGTCACCGATGTCTTTACTTCACCTGATGGGACTTTGAGAAAGTCAATCATGGTTGCAGCTAAGACACAATCTGGAACTGGAAGAGTCTATATCCAACAAGTACAAGTATCCTGAGTAAACCAATGAAACTTATCAGAGAAGAAATCGAATCAGTAGATTTTATCGTTGAAGAAAGAAACGGTAAAAAACAGATGTACATTGAAGGTATCTTCCTCCAAGGAAATATCTGCAATCGTAATGGTAGAATGTATCAAATGGAGGGACTGAGAAAGGAAGTCCAGAGATACACAGAAAACCACATCAATTCTGGTAGAGCTCTTGGAGAACTCGGACACCCCGATGGTCCAACTGTTAATCTGGACCGCGTTAGTCACAAGATTATTAGCCTCAAAGAAGACGGAAACAACTTCATTGGTAAAGCGAAAATCTTATCAACTCCGATGGGTAATATTGCGAAGTCGCTTATCGGGGAGGGAGTTAAACTTGGCGTTTCTAGTAGAGGCATCGGCTCACTTAAACAGACCAGAGAAGGAGTAAACATTGTAGGTGACGACTTCATGTTAGCAACTGCTGCTGACATCGTTGCCGACCCATCAGCACCAGATGCTTTCGTTGAAGGTATCATGGAAGGTAAAGATTGGGTTTGGGATGGTGGTGTCCTGAGAGAGCAGACTGCTAAGAAGACTTACAAGCAAATCAACACGCTTGTAACTCAAGGTCAGCTTGATGAGAAGAAGCTTGATTTATTCAACAACTTCTTAAATAATCTTTGATTATATTGAATTATACAATTTATAAATAAATATAGATTAAAAAAGGTTAATCGGAGTAACTTCAAATGTCTCGTGGAGATTTACAAGAAATGGAGCAATCTAAAACTGCTGTGAACGCGAACGCTAAACCTGCTGAAGGTATGCAAAAGCTTTCCAGCCCTGGCGAAGGTCTCGCCACATCTTACGAAGATCTCGGTGGTCCAACACCTGAGAACTACAAGCCTGACAACGATTCTGCAAAGCTCAAAGAGCCTAAGATCGCTACTGTCAAGGATGTAGTTAATAAAGGTGCAAAAGCTGCTGATCCAATGAAAGGTATGGCCAAAGAAGAGATCGAAACAGAAGAGGAAGTCCTCGAAGAGGAAGAGATTGTATCCGAATCTGACGAAGTTACCGAAGAGTCCGTTGACATCGAAGAAGACGTAAATGCACTTCTCGGTGGTGAAGAACTCTCCGAAGAATTCAAAGAAAAGGCACGTGTCATCTTTGAAGCCGCATTAACCTCTAAAATCAAAGAAATCCAGGAAACCCTGGAGGTTCAGTTCGAAGAAAAACTGAACGAGGAAAGAGAAGCCCTTAAGGGTACTCTGACCGAGAGAGTTGACGCATATCTCGAATATGTCTGCGAAGAGTGGATGACCGAGAATGAGTTGGCTATCGAACATGGTCTCAAGACCGAAATGACTGAATCCTTCCTGTCTGGCATGAAGGGTCTTTTTGAAGAACATTATGTAACTATCCCTGAAGAGAAATATGATGTACTTGAGAGCATGGTAGAAAAACTTGATGATATGGAGACTAAACTCAATGAGCAGATTGAGAAGAACATTGGTCTGAACAAGAGACTCGCTGAGTCTACTGCAGACACCGTTCTTTCAGTCGTCTCTGAAGGTCTTGCTGAGACCCAGAAAGAGAAGCTCGCTTCACTTGCTGAAAGTGTAGAGTTTGAAAGTGAAGACGAATATCGTGAAAAGCTGGAGACCCTGAAGGAGTCATACTTCTCCAAGGTACCTACAGCGAAATCAGAAGCACCAGAGACAATCTCTGAAAGTGTGGATTCAACCCCTGCTCCTACCTCAACAGGTATGGAACAGTACATGAGAGCACTTGGTGCATTCAAAAAGTGAATTTAACATTCATTCAAACAAAAACAACTATTAAGTAAAGGCAAATGTTTCAATCCGAACATCTGCAGGAAAAGTGGAGCCCACTTCTCGACTATGAAGGTCTTGATCCAATCAAAGACGCTCATCGTCGTTCAGTAACCGCAGTCCTGCTCGAGAACCAAGAAAAATTCCTCAAGGAAGAGCAAGCATTCCAGTCAGGTATCAACCTGATGGAAACCCCAACCAACTCAGGTAATGCCGCTGGTGCATCTGGTGCGTTTGGTGCTGACTCTCCTGCTGCTGGTCCTACCGCTGGTTTCGACCCTGTTCTGATCTCCTTGATCAGACGCGCAATGCCTAACCTGGTCGCATACGACCTGGCTGGCGTTCAGCCAATGAACGGTCCTACTGGCCTGATCTTCGCAATGAGATCTCGCTACGAGTCTCAGTCCGGCAACGAGACCTTCTTCAACGAAGTCGATACCGCATTCTCTGGTCAGGATGATGGCTTCAACCTGACTGCAGGTGCAGAAGATATCAACGTTGGTCTGGGTACAACTGCTCAGGGTGGTGACAACCCTGCAGTACTCAACCCTGTTGGTTCTGCTTCCTCCACTGGCTACAGTGTCGGTGAAGGTATGGTCACTGGTGATGCTGAGAACCTGGGTTCAGGTACTGGCGATCACTTCAACCAGATGGCATTCTCGATCGAGAAAGTCACTGTAACCGCTAAGTCCAGAGCTCTGAAAGCTGAGTACAGCTTGGAACTGGCACAAGACCTCAAGGCAATCCACGGTCTGAACGCTGAAGCGGAATTGGCAAACATTCTCTCCACTGAGATCCTTGCTGAAATCAACCGCGAAGTTATCAGAACCATCTATAAGGTTGCTGAACAGGGTGCTGTTTCTAACACCGCAACTGCTGGTGTATTTGACCTTGACATCGACTCCAACGGTCGTTGGTCTGTTGAGAAGTTCAAAGGTCTTCTTTTCCAAATCGAGAGAGATGCGAACGCAATCGCACAAAGAACTCGTAGAGGGAAGGGCAACATGATCATGTGCTCTGCAGACGTTGCATCCGCACTGACCATGGCAGGTATCCTCGACTATACCCCAGCCCTGAACGCAAACCTGAACGTTGACGACACCGGCAACACCTTCGCTGGTACCATCAACGGTAAGTTCCGTGTCTACATCGACCCATATTCTGCAAACCTGACTTCTGCAAACGCAGCTAACGGTAACCAGTACTATGTCGTCGGTTATAAGGGTACTTCACCTTATGACGCTGGTCTGTTCTATTGTCCTTATGTTCCTCTCCAGATGGTTCGTGCCGTCGGTGAGAACACCTTCCAGCCAAAAATTGGCTTCAAGACTCGTTACGGTCTCGTTGCTAACCCATTCGCTGAAGGCACCACACAAGGCCTCGGTAGACTCCGTATTAACTCCAACCGCTACTACAGAAGAGTTGCAGTTAAGAACCTCATGTGATTCATCACTAGAGATCGTAATCAAGAGATCCGAA